GCATTTTCAACCGCAAAACAAATGATGGCATCGTCATTTATATTGCACAAGACAGCGCACTTGAAGGCTCAATCAGCGTATCAGGAACAACCGTATCTTATAACGGTGGTCACTTGGCACGTTGGTCGCAGCTTACTGATGGCACAAAAGATGAAGCAATCGTCAAGGGAACGGTGATGACCAACCTAGACCAGATGGCTGTTTGGTCACACGATGCTTCCGAAGCGCAAGACGCTTACACAGAAGATAATGAGCAGCTTAACTGTATGGCTGTTTCGTCTGTTGAGGGCGACCCAAATGTTGCTGGCGTGTTTGTCAACTGGGATAATGACGATGACCAGTTTAACGATATGAACATTGCGATGACAGGTGATATGGTCATTCGCATTGCACAAGACACGACTGTTACTCGTGGCGACCTGTTAATGTCTGCTGGTGACGGCACTGCAAAGCCACAGGGTGACGACATTGTTCGCAGCAAAACAATCGCAAAAGTAACTTCAACTAATGTATCGCACACATATGACGATGGTTCTTATTGTGTGCCGTGCGTATTAATGGCCTGTTAACGGAGAACTAAAATGGCAACTTGGACTATCGCAAACTTAGAACGCAACACTGATGACGGCGGCGTAGTCGTCGCTCACTGGCGTTGCACAGCAGAAGATGGTGAATACACCGCTTCTTCTTACGGCACTGTAGGCTTTATGCCTGACGCAAGTGCTGATGGCTTTATCGCTTTTGATGCCCTGACCGAAGCTAATGTGCTTGGCTGGGTATATGAAGAAGTTGACCAAGCCGAAACCGAAGCTGCTCTGGCTGCTGATATTGCTGGGCAGAAAACCCCTGTTACTACTGACGGAGTGCCGTGGTAACGTAAATCAAAGGAGAGACTAATGACCGAGAAAAAACCAAACGTCATTACTATCAACGACAAAGAATACACTGAAGAGCAACTCACAGACGACCAGAAGGTTTTGATTAACCATATCACTGACCTTGACCGCAAGATTGGCTCTACCCAGTTTAACCTAGACCAGCTTCAGGTCGGACGTAAGGCATTTATGTCTTTGCTTGAAGCCTCACTAGAAGAAGAGACGGAATAATGGAAACTCTGATTACTTGGATTACAGCTATTGTAGCAGCCGCATCGGTGATTGCTAACGTAACTCCGTCTATGCGCGACAATGAGATTCTCGCCAAGATTGACGACTTCATTCAGAAGCTCGCCCTTAATCTTCGCAAGGAGAAATAATATGTCTCGCATCACCGTTCACGAGGTCAAAGCACAGATTGACACGCATGAAGCTGTATGCGCTGAACGGTGGTTGGAGACTATCAACCGTGTCAAGCGACTTGAGATTATTATAATGACGAGTGCAGGGGCAATAATCACATTGCTCCTGTCTCTGCTTTCCCAAAAGATTTAAGATGAGATGCGCCGTGTCCTGCTAGTTTCTTTGCTGTGCCTGACCGCAGCATACGCCCAGAATGAGCAGACTGGCGACCTGAACACGAGCAACATCAACAGCACTGTCAGCAGCAACAACCCCTCGGAATCTACCACAAACAATTACAATGGCGCTGGTGCTGCATCTAATGTAACGCCACCGCCTACCGCTGTATCCCCTAGCGCACCGTCTGGTGGCTCTGAAAGCTGCCTGATAGGGCGTGGAATGGGTGTGCAGGTCAACGTGCTTGGCTTGTCTATGGGCGGTTATAAGCAGGATGCAGAGTGCAACAGGCGCAGAGACGCAAAAGCCTTGAAAGAGCAGGGCATGTCTATTGCATCTGTGGCTAGGCTGTGTCAATCTCTGGAGACTTGGAAGGCGATGTTTGCCAGTGCAACACCCTGCCCAATATCAGTGAATGGCAAGCTCGTTGTGGGTCGAGCGGCTACACTTCTTATGAAGCGCGACCCCCTGACTTTCATACCTGATTATGAAGACCGTAAATCATACTATGACAAAATCCTACGAATTGGTGAAAGCGATGATGAAGAAGATAGCAATTCTAACCTCAGTATTTCTGAGCGTTTCCGCAGCACAAGCAGAGACGACGATTGATAACCTAGTCAATGCCAGCCGCACGATTGCAGCCAAGTTGGAGCAGGGGCGTTATGCAGTCTATGGCGCAGAACACTACGCCTCAGTCGGCGGCATCATCGACTATAGTGCAGTGGATGACGAGCAATACATCATCAATGATGGCGACATAACTGCCTACAATGAAGCTCTTGCAGGAGTACAGAGCGCTTTGTATTTCACCACTAAGATGGCTCTGGAAGAGAAATATGAAGAGTCAATGGTTAAGGTATCTGAGGCCGTAGATAACTTTATTGTGGCTTCGGTGCAACTGAGCGTCGTCGAGGAGGTCGCTGAGAAAGCTGAAGTTGCTCAGGAAACAAACGCAGTAGAAGACCAGATTGCCGTGCAAGAGTATGTCGAACAGAATGACGTTAGCATCAATAATGATACTGTCGTTGAATACAATCAGTCGATTGAAGACATTGCAGTCAATGCGCGTGACGCTGGCGCTTTCTTGGCTGCGTCAAAGAGCGAGAGCTTGACAAGCATCTCAGACCAACACGCGCAGGATTATGGTCAGTCAATGGCTGAAGCCTCTATCTCCTACTCTGCTACCAGTGACGCACTGAGCATTGAGTGGGCTACCAACATTGGCAACATCTCCTTTCATCAATTCCTGACTGGCGATTATGTTAGCGCGGAAGATGTGCTGGGTCAGGGTGAAGCTATCTACAGCGACCAGCAAGCGTATATGTACCAATGAGCTTAGAAGATACTGAACTTACAATCGGTGGCACTAAGCTGCGCGGCGTATGGATAGCCATTGTGCTGTCTATCGCCACGACTATGGCTGGCGGCATCTGGGCAGTGGCAGAGTTCTACGGACGCATCGAGGCTGTAGAGTCGGCTGTCTCTGGCAATGGCGACACAGCAGAGAAGCTCACTGTGCTTGGCACGAATCTCGAAACCATAATGGAGAACCAGAAGCAGTTGCTAGACCTGCGTGACCGCATCGCAGAGGTAGAGAATACCACAACTGCTAACGACATTTTGGTTAAACAGTTTGACGAGAAGGTTAAATCAATCGATAGTAGATTTGGAAAGATAAACAGGGAGATAGATGACTTGTGGCGCGGGTTAGACGCAGCGAGTAATCCATTAAAATAATATGGCCTTTTCGACTGTGCGTAATGCAGTCCAGATTGGAAGAATCGGTGAGCTACTGGCTCAGGCGGTCTTTGAGGAAAATGGCTACAAGACAGCTCGTGTAAACCACGAGGGCTTTGACTTAATTATCTTTGACGATGAAGGTGAGAACTACCGCGTCGAAGTCAAGGCGTGTTCCGTTAGGGACGGATACAACCACCGATACCAGTTTATGACCAGTCGCGGTAGCAAGACCAAGCGCATGATGACGACATCAGACGCAGACATCATCTGCTATGTTGCTTTAGATATTCGCCGCTGTGTGATAAGATGCACAAGTACAATTTCTAGGAAGAAGACAACCGTTAAGACATCAGAGTTTGAGCGGCAAGAGTCTTCAATGATAAACGAAGCCTTGTGCAAGGTTAGGAAAAGACGATGTTAAAGATGTTATTGGGGCCAGTCGCAAATATTGCTGGCAACTGGGTTGACGGTAAGGTAGAAGAAACCAAAGCGAAAGCGGCAGTCAAGGTAGAGAAGGCAAAGGCGGATGCTGAAGTTCAAAAGCGAGTTGCTACAGGCGAAATCGACTGGGAAGCCAACATGGCTGACGCTACTAAGGACTCGTGGAAAGATGAGTTTGCTCTCGTGGTGCTGCTCCTCCCGTCTATATTAGTCTTTATTCCTTCCTTGACAGAGCATGTTAAAGCTGGCTTTGAGGTGCTGAACACCCTGCCAGACTGGTATCAATATCTTCTCTTTATCGCGGTATCTAGCAGCTTCGGCATCAAGGGTGCTGACAAGCTGATGAACTTACGCGGAAAAAAGTAACAACTCCTGTAAAGCAGATGCCGTCCGATATGCGCCTTTCACCGCACTTCACCTTACAGGAGATGACAAAGAGCCAGACGGCGCTGCGTTTAAGCATTGACAACACGCCCAATGCAGAGCAGGTCAAGTCGCTCAAGGCGCTATGCGAGAACGTGCTAGAGCCTTGTAGAAAGCATTTCAAGCGCGCCTTCGTGCCGTCATCTGGCTTCCGTAGCAAGGCGCTGTGTAAGGCCATCGGTAGCTCTGCCAAGAGCCAACACGCCAAAGGTGAGGCTGCTGACTTCGAGATTCGCACCGTTGCCAACATCGACTTGGCTAAGTGGATTCGGGACAATCTGGAGTTTGACCAGCTTATCCTAGAGTTCTATGATGGTATCGACCCGAACAGTGGTTGGGTGCATGTCAGCTATCGTGCTGACGGCAATAATCGCAAGCAATGCTTGAGCTATGATGGGAAACGCTATGTATCGGGATTGGATGAAGCGTAATTTTTGGCGTAGTAAGTTCATGTTTAGGTTCACTCAAAGGCTTTCAAGGTTTCAGAGTTGGCTTTGGAGAAAGATGAATGGCAGAGAAGAGTAAATATACCAAGCCTAAACTGCGTGAGCGGATTAAAAACCGCATTATGGCTGGCAGTAAGGGCGGCAAGGCAGGTCAGTGGTCTGCTCGTAAGGCTCAGATGCTTGCTGCTGCCTACAAGAAAGCAGGCGGTGGCTATCGCGGTGGCAAGGGTAAGAAACAAAAGAGTCTCTCCAAATGGACAAAAGAAGAATGGGGAACGAAGTCTGGCAAGCCATCTACGCAAGGTAAGAAGGCTACTGGTGAGCGGTATCTGCCCAAGAGGACACGAGAGAAGCTATCTGCTGCGGAGTATCTAGCGACATCTGCCAAGAAGCGGCGCGATACTAAGGCAGGCAAACAGTTCTCTAAACAGCCCAAGAAGATTGCAAAGAAAACGGCTCGCCTGCGTAAGAAGTCCTAACGCCAAGCCTCTGGGTCAGGGCGAATAATCTTAGTAGGTTTATCTTCATCTTGTGCATCGTCTAGCGACTGCGCCACCTGATAAAGAAGAGAACTGGTATCATCCAGCAGGGCTTTAATTCTATCGTTCTGCATGGCAGCAAAGCCGCTCATGGTTTCCGATACCCTCTTTATCTCTTCCGCTTCTCTTAGTGCAGTCTCAGTGTGCTGCTCAACAATCTTAATCAAGTCCATCTTCATTCTCCTCTAGTTTGAAAAATCCTCTCTGTGCTACCAGCTTGGTAGCGTCCCTTGCCATGTTCAGCAAAGCCCTGTCAGACATAGAGATGACTGTGTAATAGTTATCCTTGTCCTTCACGACTAGCTCTGCTGCCCAATCCTTATCCGCTGACGCTCTCAGATATGCCAGTGTCACTGGCTCATATTCAATCTCATCACTCATCCCAGCCTTGCTCCTCTAATCTGTCTAGCCTCTCTATGATGGCCTCTTTAATCTCGTGTAGCTCATCATGCGCTGCTTCTGAGTCGTAGCCATCAATGCGCCACTCACCAAGCTCACAGTATCGTCCTGTGTTCTCCTCAATGTCCTCTATGCGTCCACGCACTTCCTTGAGGCGTTCTGTAAGCTCCTTAATCTCTGTCTCTCTATCTGTTATAACATCCATTATAATCTCCTACTCTTCCCCTACTTCATCGAGTAGGTCTCTTAGCGCCTTCCTTGCTTCGCTTCTTCTCAGGCTGCGCCATCCCCAACTGTCATTCGGTATAGACGCTATCAAAGACAACCTTCTCTCCGCTAATGTAGCCCTCAAGCGCCACTCCTTTGCAAGCGCTTTCCATTCGCTCTTCGACTTCCCGCTTGAAGGCTTCAATCTTTTTTCTGCGTTGTCTGTCATATTTAATCGCCAACTGTGTTGCTTCCTCTAGTTTCTTTGCAAACGCTTTGTTGCTGCGCTTGAGTTCGATAGCACGGCGACAGCCATGAATGATTGTCGTGTGGTCACGGTCTAAAAACCTGCCGACTGTGGTAGTGCTATTGTGCGTCATGTAGTAACCAAGATACATCAAAGCGAATCGTGGCGTAGTTATATACCTAGCCCTGCGTGAGCTAAGTAGGTCATCTTTCCTTACGCCAAAAACCTCTGAGACTGCTTTCAATGCACTGCCGATAGTAAACTCCTCAACATTTTCGGCTTCATCTTTCAGGGTAACTTGAACATCTACCTTCATTTGTTTTCCTTTTCATATGCTTCTGTCTCCATCGCCACGCCTAGCGCATAGTGTGCCAGCTTGTATAGCTGACGCGATGACATCTTGCGTTGGAATACTTCGCCGTCCACATAGACACGCATTGCGCCTGTCATAGGTATGGCAATCATTTCATTTGGTTCAAACGTGGCATCTGCTGCACACGTCATTAGCTCTGCTTTTGTAATCAATCCTCTTCCCCCACAGGTCGGACAGGGCTTCTCCATGAAGCTGCCGCCTTCTCCATCTGATGAAATATTGATGAGCAGAACACCCTGCCCATTGCATTGACCGCATTTGTAGGCTGTTCCGCTCATCTTATTATCTCCTTAAAACGGTACGCTGTCTGAGGCTTGAGTGCCAGCAGGTGCGGATGCTTCAGGTGTGAACTTGTCTGACACCTTACCCTTGAGGGCTGGTGCTTTCGGGTTCTCGCTATTGCCGTCCCAAAGCGCAATGTCAACTTGCTCACCTTGCTTGATGTCGCGGTGTGCGTAGAAGCTACCTTTGAGGCGTGGGTGTGAGCCACCAGCTTCATACTTTTCATTGCTCCAGAGAGCGGCTGTTCCTGTGTTATCGTAACTCTGACTCATATCAATTATCCTTTCGTGAGTTCTGTTTTACGTTTGCTAAAGAGAGCAAGCACTTCATTGCGCTTGGCCTCGTCCATTGCCTCGATTTCCCCCTTCAATCCATCGTAGAGGGCTGTCAATCCACCGAGATGAGGCACTGCGCTTACACGCTCCTCGATGGTTGAATTGGTTGTCCCCCGCTCACCTTGTGAGGGAGTTGCGGGAGCAGGGGACGCAGCAGGCTTCTGTGTTTTGGGAGGACTAGCCTGCTTTGTGGGTTTCGCTGCGGCTGCATTGCCGTCATCATCAAAGTCACCAGATGCCATGCCCAGCACTGAGCCATAGGCGTAGCGACGAGCGTAGGTAATTGCGCTGCCCATAGACTGCGCGTCCTGCTTGGTGGCAAAGATTGGTTGGTTAGATGCAAGATGCTCACCGCTCTCGTGCATCAAGATAGTTGTCAGCACAAACTGTCCGTCCATCAGGTTCGGTGCTTGAGAGATAGACAGGCCATGCTTTGCCAAGATTGGCTTGGCTGCATTTACATAGTCTTCAATCGTGCTGTATTTCGATTTGTGAAACGGGTTCATTCCCGACTGCGGCACAGTTCCAAACTCTGCTTGGGCTGCGCTAAGTGCTTTTGCTAGTTGTTCCATTAAAATTTCGGCGCTCCTTCTGGTGAAATAATATCCTTAAAATTGGCGTACAAACGATTTATTGTCTTTTGGTCATCGCAGTGATGTAGAGCATCTGATATTGTGTCTCTCTGACAAGGTGTCATCATCTGGCAGGCCATAGACTGTCTCTCCCTAAACCTTCCGAGGGCAAGAGCGGCATCCCATTCTTCAGCCAATTCTTTCATATGTTCCTCTTTCATATCTTCCATAGCTCCTTTGCTTGATTGAGATAGTTATTGGGCATGAACCTCCAGCGGAAGTCGTCCCAGTTTGGTTGAATCCAATACTTCAGAACATGCGGGTCGGTGCTGATTGACAGCAGGTTTTCCCACACGATTGCGTTGTGCAGTATTTGATTGAAGTGATATTCCAGTGACGGGGCTTGCAGCAATGCTGTATTGTCCTTGTCAAAGATAAGAGCTTCCTTTGTGGTCACATACATCAGCGTGGGCATCTTGCCCGTCGCTGCCCAGTAGATAGCAACCTGACGCACATGGCTGGGTGTAATGGTGTCAATCTTGGCTTGCCGTGGACTGCGTGTGCCGTCCTTCTTTGGCGGCCCGAAAGCGTTCCATTTGGTTTTGATTTCGACAATCATGTTGTCTGATGTTAAATCCACAAAGCCCATAATCTCTTGCGCCAACTCTGAGTGCTGCAAGCTAATGCGCTCTTCTGGTGTAAATTGAATCCCCTCATAACGGGACAGGGCTTGAACGCCATTCTCAATAATCAACTCAATGTCATCGACATACTGGCGCGTCTTTAGCTCGTCCAGCTCGTCGATAGGTTCGTGCGAGTTGACGCGATTGAGCGCGGTGATTGTTGCCTCTTCGACACTCATGCCGTCACAAACAACAAGCTGAATGGCGTCATGCGCTGCGCCACCAGCGATGGCAGGCACACCGACAGGAATGTCACGCCGCTCATCTTTCAGGTAGCGATACTCAAATAGACGCAAGCAAGCTGGCTTCTCTAGCTGGCTGTGGGACATGTAGGTAATGCCCTGCTCTGCCCATTCTTGTGGTAGTTGTTTCATACGAAGTCCCTTTCGTTATGCCCATAATGCCCAAGTCAATCTGGGCTGTCAATACTTTTCTGGGATTAAAGATAAAAAAAATAGCAGGGGCGATTTCTCGCCCCCGCCTTTGTTATGAGTTCTGCTTGGCAACCTTTCTTTCCAAAGACCGCCTCTCCTTCTTCATCTTAGCGATTGCGGTGTTAGCCCGTTTCAGCTTGGTTGCCCAAGCCTTCTCCCTCGCTTCGAGTCGCTCCATAGCCACAGCCAGCTTATCTACTGGTGGCTTTGGGGCTTTGGGTTTTGGCTTGAGCTTTCCATCAAGAAAGCCTCGCCGCAGAGCCGTTTCAGTTAGCTTACGCTCCAAATACGCTTGCTTTGCGTGATGCGGTGCAAGTGTAGGGTTGTTTCTGGAGTGAAAATAATGGCTCATGGAGTGGACGATTTCAGCCCAGCCCCCTAAGCCATCCCATCGAGGCTCGTCAGGGTTGACATACCAAACGCCGTCCCTAACCCATGTGTGGCGGTTGCCACTTGTTATGACCACCTTCCCTCTGAATGGCCTGCCAGAAGCAGTGCGATAAAGAATCTTAAATCCCTTTGCCGCTTCTTCTGCCGTGGGTGGTGTTTTGTGATTTGGATGCGCCTTCCATTGATTATTAACATAACCCCAAAGGCGCTCCTGCTCCTGTTTGGAGCGAACAGTTCCGTTACTCATCATTACACAGCGCCCCTTTCGGGGTCGCCCTCCTATATTTATGATGTCAAACAGCATGGCCTTTCCGACTTCTTGATACCACTATAGCATTAGTGTTAATGCTTGTCAAGTATTATTTTTTATTTTTTTCTCTTGCAAATCCCGTGAAGCATGATACTCTTTGCGAATTGACAAAGGAGAAACTCAATGCACATAAAAGAATTTATTACTATTGAAGGCATTTCAACATACGGGTTTGCACGAATGATGGCGGAGGTCGGGCGACCTGTAAATCAGTCAGTCGTCTGGCGTTGGTGTGCCGACAAGCAGCGTCCCGATTGGACGACAGTGCCATACATTACGAAGGCAACCAAAGGCAAAGTCACTGCCTTAGATTTCGTGCCGACCATTGATTGAGGTCGTCGCAATAACGGGTTGGATATTGGCTTGGGGTGACGAGCGTTCCATTAAATACTCGCCGCCATTCCCAACCGCGCAAATGTGTGAAGAGGCAAAGAGAGAGTTGCCAGAACATTATTTTTCGAAAGGGTGTTTTTATGTCAAAGATGGCGAGAAACAAGGGTTTAAATTTTGAGCGCAAGGTAATATCAGAGTTGCGGCTAATCATGGGTGACATGGTTATTCCGCAAGATTTGCGGCGCAACTTGTCACAATATCAAGATGTTGATTTATGTGACATAGAGCTTGAGCCGTTTGCCATTGAGTGCAAGCGTTATGCAAAGGGTAGCTGGTATCAGAAGGATTGGATAGAGCAGGTCAATCGTGCCGCCGCGAGGCTAAACATGATACCCGTGCTTATCTGGAAATATGACAGGCTTCCCATTCGGGTGACGATGCCGATTTATGCGGTAAATTCTGAGTGGGCTGTCGGGCAATCAGACCAATATAGCTGGCCTACAGAGGGCAATGCAATGTTGCCCGTCACATTCACCACGCTTGAGGACGCTTGCAGTGTCATGCGGGAGTGGCTGGTATGAGAAGAGAAAAATATGAAAGCCAATCAGACCTAGATGGTGAGCTTCGGATTGTCGAGCGCATCAAGAAGAAGTGGAACTGTGGTGCTGTCAAGATGCCCCACGAATATTATACCGACTTCTTTCTGACAGAGGCAGGCGACAGCAAGCGGGTAATGGCAAAGGCAATGTGCGAGATACGCTGCCGTAGCCATCGCTTCGGGGTCTTTGATAGCGTATTCATCAGCCTGAACAAAGCCAGAAACCTTCTGGAGATGTCAGAGTTTACAGGGCTACCCGCTCTGTTTGTCGTTCAGTGGACGGACAAGTGCGGTTACATCAAACTCGCCTCGCCGCTGCCTGAAATCACTATCGGGGGGCGCAATAATATGCGGGACAAGTATGACACAGAGCCAGTTGTCAATCTGCCAGTGGCAAACTTTATCAACCTCTGGGACGGGCAAGCATGAGTTACAAGGCGATGGACTGGGTTTGTGAGCAGCCGATAGCCGACCCTACGGCTAAGTTTGTGCTGCTTATGATTGCCAAACATGCTGATGAGCAATGGCAGTGCTTTCCCAGCGCGGCGCGTATTGCCAAGCTAACGGGGCTGGACAGCAGAACAGTGCAAAGGAAGGTGGCGGCACTAAAGAAACAGGGGTATCTTTTTGTCTCTCGCCGCAACAATGGCGGCAGACAAACGAGCAATCTCTACACGATACACAAGCCGAATGAGGGGCGGCAGAGTGCCGCGCCAGCTACGGCAACGTGCCGCCCCATTAATATATCAACTAATAAATCAGATAATATATCTTCTTCTATTACTACGGCAGAACGCCACCCCTCGAAAGAAGAAGATGAGAAAGAAACAGATTGGACAGATTTCGCTAATCAGATATTAGGTAAGAGCAATGGACGAGATGACAGCAAAATGGGTGATTGATAATTTTTCTGATAGAGAGGACTATCAGGACAATCAAACAGTGCAAGAATGGATTAACCAAGCGCGTCAGGTATTGGAAGCCAGACGCTTAGATTATTAGAAAGGGACTAAGATGAAAGAATTTGAAAAGAAAGATACCATGACTTACGAGTCGCGCATCGCACTTGTAAGAGAAAACTTTTGCAAACAGATGGGGCTTTTGTATCAGCCGCACACGCATTTGAAAGAAGGCGACGGGGCAGGCATTTACATGCAAGAGGTCGCGGAAGCTATCAACAGTCGCATCAGTGCCGATGTGCCGAACAATGACAGCTATAAGGACTTGCTCCGCACTATCTGGCGAGGCTGCACGTCAAAGGCGCGTTCTCGTTTTTGGTTTAACCTTGCCGACATTATCAGCGCAACCAACCAAGCCAATCGGGCATGGGAAGCTAAACACGGCACAAAGAAAGAGGCGCGGGTATTCAGTGGACAGGCAGGGGCAGACGAAACCAGAAAGAAAGGCGAAGGCTGGACGCTGGAAGGCGCGAGAAAGGCACTAGCCGAAACCGACAGGCAAATCGCAAGCGGTGAGTTAGGGCGCGGCATGGGTGAAATTCTCCGCAAGATACCACTCAAAGCGATTGAACGGCTGGGCGGTAATGCAGACATTGCTCCGCCAGCTAAACAGGCAACGCCAGCCGAACATCTGCCAGATGATAGCGGCAAGATTAACATGGATTTGATTAAGGCGGGGCATACTGCGCCGAAGTTTGACCCGTTTGATTTGGCACATGATGACCTGCCAGATAACCTTAGACCCACAGTGCCTAGCTTAGATAGCCTTTAACGGCTCATAGAAGCCCATAGAGAGGCGTTTGGGTGGTGTTAGGTGGTATACCCCATGAAAAAGGGCGATGCCTCTCAGCACCGCCCTACTAAGCCGAAGGGAAAAACGGCTTAAAAAGTGTCGTGTTTCATTTGTGATGTGTCCATAACAAGGCTTGCTTTTTCGTAGGCCTCTTTATCGGATTTACACCCGCCGCACGTCTGACAGTGTTGTATTTCATGGCCTAGCCGCCCATCAGCTTCAAGCCAGCCCGTGCCGTTGCATACTTCGCAAGTCATGATTTATTCCTTCCATCTTGCAAGCCTTGAAGATATACGGCCTTTAATTGCTCCGCCATATCTTCAATGTTTTGTGCAATCTGCCAGCCTGAAAATTCTTCATAATCTTCAAAACAAAATTGCTCACAATACTCAGCGCGGCTTTGTTTGTCCCAAAGCACGGCCTCGCTTGGGTAATTTTCTGTTAAAAATTCCCCGCTTGCTATGTCTAAAAATTCGCTTTCAGTCATGGTTTATTCCTCCTCTTTCTTGCGCCGCTCATAAGCAGGGCGGTCAATGTGCTGCTCATCATAAAGCCACGGCGGACGGGCGTTTACAATAACGCGAACCTTGTCGCGCCGCCTGCGCTCTAATACGTCCTCAATAATAACCCAAGCTGCTAGGGCGAAAACAACGCTGATAAAGCCGTATAAAAATGTGATTGTCATGGTTTAGTTTCCCTTCATGAAAATTTGTTTGCGGTGTTCTGCCGCTTGCCTTGTGGCGAATTTCGTTTCAATCCATGAATGGCCTTTTTCATCGGAAAGAATAACAGACCAGCACATTGCAAACGGCCTATCATCTTCGTAAACATTTGCATCACGGCTTAAATTTTCAAAGCGGCGCGGGTTTTGATATTTCAATTTTAATAAAATCGGGTGCATGGTTTAGTCTCCCTTCTTTATCTCATACCATTCGGCGGCTTCTTCTATTGTGGTGAATTGATTTGCTTGCATATCGCACCCAATTTCAAAAATATCATCAGCAGAAAAGCCCATGCTTTCCAGCGTTTCCAATTCATCGTTTGAAAGCGGCGAGCGCAAAAACCCAAACCGCAAAAAATCCCTTTTGATAGCTTCAATCATAATCTTCCCTTTCTAATCGGTCACAATTAACCGCGACAATGGGCGACAAATGCGCCGCCCATTCGCGCTGATAATTCTAATCCATGCGATATTGCGCGCGCGCATTTATGCCGTATTGGTTTAGCACATTGGCATAAGCCATTGCGCCCGCGCCATGCATATCTACACATTGGCCGCGATATTCGGCGGGGCTATGAACATGCAAACCGCGCCCGCTATAATGCTTTGAAGCTTCGCCCGCTTCTCTTAGGGACTTGGCAAACGTGCCGCGCCCGCTTTCAATCCAAACCCATGCAAAGCCGCATTGTGCTATAGGCTCGCCATAAGGGCAGTTTGGATTATCGCGGCGGTATGCATTGGACTTGAACGCCGCCGCTTCCCGTGCCGCCGTTTTTGCTTCAAAGTGAATTTGCAAGGCTTGTGATTTAGTCATTTTCATTTTCATGATATTCCCCTTTATGCGGCGATATACTTTGCGCCGTTTCCGTGTTTAATTACCGCTATTGATTTGGCTTTACTTGCACCCATGCATAGGCCGCAAGCTTGGCATTCAATCGATTTGGTTTGAGCGGGGCAATGTATTTCCTGCCCTGCTACTATTTCCGATGCATCCGAAACAATTCGAAACGTGCGCGCGCCGATATCCCACGCCGCCCGCGCTTGTGTTTCATTATCCGCGCTTTGCATCATGATATCGGGGCGGAATTGTGCGCCCTTTACGCCGCTTTGGTGACTATATGCCGTATGCCCTTTGCTTTCTGATAGTAGGCTATCCCAAACATAACTAGGCACGGCGGCGGGGTCGCCATATGTGCCAAGCCGAACCATGCGCCCGCGCCCTAATTCGGCGGTTTTGTCATGGCCTTGCATATCGGCATAAACGCCGCGTTCAAATGCTTTGTAAGTGATAAGAACGCCTTGCCCAATAACTACATAGCATGAACGATTATCCGCCAGCTTTTTGGCGGGGTCATTTGTCGGCGTGCCGCGATGCAGGCAACCGCCGCAAATAGAATAATCTTCGCCGCTTTTGTTAGCGTCGCGCGGGTCGATATCAGAACGCAAGATATAGGTTTGAACCATTGCGCCCGTTTTTGTGTTTCGGTTTGAATATGTAGCAATAACTACGATAGGCTTCCCGTCAATAAGGCTTGCGCCTTGGTATATAATGCCAGACTTGGCTTGTTTGTTAGTCATGTTTTACTTCCCTTTACTTGCCGCAATATGCGGGCTTATGTGTTTATATATAATGCGCCTATAGCATCACGTCAACACCTTATTGCATTATTTTTTTGGACTGATAATATTAAGCGTAAACAAGGTGGATAGGAATATAAAGTATGACTAATTCAGTTAAAGAAACACGCGGGCGTAAACCTTATAAGAATGGTGGGCATGGTGGGGGCTGGCAACGGCTATCAAGTCAGCTTGCAAATGTATTTGACAAGGCAATAGAGAAGCACGGCGGGCAAGATGCGCTGGCTCAGACTATTGCTAGTGAAATAGATGAGCGGCCTATTGAAGCCTTGCGCCTATTGGCAACGCTTATGCCTAAGAACATCAACCTTAATGCTGAGATATCGCCAAGCGATAGCCTAACGGCTGCTCTATCTAATGTGCAAAGCGCATTGGAATTACAACGTAGTGAGAAAGCGCAAGTTATAGAGGCAGAATTTAGCGAAGAACAGAGCGAGAACGATAAGAGCGATTAGACCCCCCTTTGATTTGAGCGGCGGGGGTGCGTTATACGTATATATATAAACCAACACTGTGACCTTTTTACAACACCCCCCCTGTTCTCCACAGCTCGTAAGTAACTACCCCCATAAAAATTTTTTTCTTCTTTTTTCTTCCTCTCATTTAGGGGTGGCACTGTGCCGTAGTAAATAAGATTAAATGATATATTCTTTCTGATATATTAGGGTGGCAGTGTGCCGTAGGGGAGGGTGGCAGTGTGCCGTACCCCCCATGTCAGATTGTCACCCCTTGCAGACCGCTCCGCCCTGTGTCATATTTGCAACAGAGGAGATAACAAAATCGGTTGAGCGTTTCTCCTCCTTGACGCTCCCGACGGTGGGGCGGGCTTCTTTCCCTTTCGGCTCGCCCCATCATAACAAGGAGAGAGAGATGGAAAAAGAAAACATGTCTGTTGAGGAGCTATTGCTTGCCATTGCTCTCGACCCAGTATTATTCGTTGAGTCTATCTTGCAGGCCAGTCCAGAGGAGTGGCAGCGTAATGCTTTGTATGCTGTGCGGGATAATGACCGCGTAGCCATCCGCTCTGGTCACGGTATCGGCAAGACTGCATTTCTTTCTTGGTTGATTCTCTGGTGGGTATTGACACGCTCTCCCAGTCGGATAGCATGTACTGCCAACACTGCTAGTCAGTTGTCAGACATTTTATGGGCAGAGGTCGCAAAGTGGCATCGTCGTATGCCAGAGGGCCTGAAAGAACTAATTGAAGTGAAGTCTGACAAAGTTGAGCTTACGGGGCAGGACAGTTTTGCTGTCGCCCGAACTGCACGTCGTGAAACTCCAGAGGCGCTGCAAGGTTTCCACTCACCCAATATGCTGTTCTTGATTGATGAGGCATCTGGTGTGGACGACATCATCTTCGAGGTCGGAGAGGGTGCTATGTCCACTGAGGGTGCGAAGACTGTGATGACGGGCAACCCGACTCGCACGTCTGGCTACTTCTATGAAGCCTTCAATAAAATGAGAGATAGGTTCTTTACAATGAAGGTCGCATCATCTGATAGTACTCAGGTGAGTAAAACCTTCATGGAGGATATGAAACTCAAGTATGGCGAAGACAGCAACATCTACCGAGTTCGTGTTCTTGGAGAGTGGCCTGAAGCCGACGACGACGTGGTTGTACCACTGCATCTCTTGCAGGCAGCATCCACGCGAGAGCAGCAAGCAGCAGAAACCACCCCCGTTGTATGGGGTCTTGACGTGGCACGTTTCGGTACGGACAAAACAGCTCTATGCAAACGCAAGGGTAATGTTGTAACAGAGCCTATCAAAACTTGGCGCAACAAAGACCTCATGGAGGTCTGTGGGATTATACTCAATGAATACGAAACGACTCGATGGGGCGACCGTCCTGCTGAAATACTGGTTGATAGTATCGGTCTTGGTGCTGGCGTTGTTGACCGTCTCATGGAACTTGACCTTCCTGTGCGCGGTATCAACGTCGCGGAGTCACCTGCAATGGGCGACAGATATGGGCGTTTACGAGATGAGTTGTGGTTTCTCGCAAAAGAATGGTTCGAGTCGCGGGACTGCACCATTCCGCCGCAAGAGGAGCTAATAGACGACCTGTCCAAGCCGCGCTTTAAGTTTACCTCCAATGGTAAGCTCAAGGTTGAGAGCAAGGACGAGATGAAACGTCGTGGCCTCAACTCACCTGACCTTGCCGACTCCTTCTGCCTGACCTTTGCTGGTCGCGCCAGCATCGGCAAAGACGGCTCGCGCCACAAATGGAACAGGTCAATAAATTATGAGAAAGCGAACTGGGTCGTCTGATGGCTTATATTGAGTTTGAAGAAGACACAGATGACTTTGACATCTTGGTTGCCACCCTTGATGGCCTAAATGGTCTCGGCACTGACTGGGACGACCTGTTGAACTTGACCTTGCTTGCGTCTGCGTATTGTGGTCAAATGGCGGAGATTTCGCCTGACGAATACATGGAGATTATTTCGTCCATCCGCGTTACGGAAGATGGCATTTACGGAGAGGCTTGATGGCTAAGAAAGTTGTAACTACGTTTGAGGTGCGAACACCAGTGCGTCGCCGTCATAAAAAACGTGGTCTGCACATTCGTAAGAAGCTCGGCCCGAAAAGCAATATGAGGATTCGCTAATGGCTATCGTCTATCGTGGTGAGCGCTTTGCTGGTTACAACAAACCGAAGCGCACCCCCAAGCATCCGAAGAAGAGCCACGCGGTTCTAGCAAAAGAAGGTGACAAGATTCGCCTCATTCGTTTTGGTCAGCAAGGTGTGCGTGGTGCTGGCAAAAATCCAAAGACTGCAAAAGACAAGGCGCGTAAGCGTTCTTATTATGCACGTCACAATGCACAAGGTAAGCCGACAAGTAAGTTGTCTGCAAAATACTGGTCACATAAAGTTAAGTGGTAGGAGTTAGATATGCCAAGCGTAGCAGGAAAAAAGTTCCCTTATACTAAGAAGGGCAAAACAGCAGCGAAATCTTACGCAAGTAAGATGGGCAAAAAGGTAGTCAAGAAAAAAGCTACTAAGAAGAAAAAATAATGTATGTTACTGTTTACACACGCAACCGTGCTGCCGAGAAAGCAGCGGCACTGGAGGCGGAGAAGGCAGCTAAGAAGGCTGCACCCAAGAAACGTGGTCGCCCACGCAAACAGAGGACAGAGAAATGATTTGCCCACACTGCGGATACCCCAATCCAAATGGTTATACAGAGCGTTGCAAAGGCTGTCGCAAGCCGCTAAGTGAAGCTCCTGTTGTTAAGGAAAAGCCCAAAGTAGCTAAAGTAGCTAAAAAGGCTAAAGCATCTAAGAAAGCATAGTCATGGCTAAAATGGACGACATTGAGTTTCAAGGCATTGTTCGCAATGAGATTGAACAGGCGCTAGGTCACTACGATACGGAGTACTCGCAAGACCGTATCGACGCGATGGACTACTACTTGGGTGAACCGTTTGGCAATGAACAGCCAGACCGCTCTCAAGTTGTTAGCACTGAGGTATCTGATACCATCGAACATATCATGCCGTCCTTAATGCGTATCTTTACGCAGTCTGAAGAGTATGTGCGTTTCGCACCTCACGGGCCAGAAGATGTAGCTGTAGCTGAACAAGCTAGTGATTACTGCAACTGGGTTATCAACAATGATAACCGTGGTTTTGAAATCATGCACAACTGGTTCAAAGATGCTTTGATTCTGAAAAACGGTGTCGTTAAGTTTTACTGGGATGAGAAGACAGATATTGAGACAGAAGAATATGCTGACCTCAATGATGAAGAACTGACTGTCATTCTTGCAGACCCAGAAGTCGAGATTGTTGAGCAAGACGAGCGTACCCTCGGTGAGGACATGATTACCCCCGACGGTATGATGATTCCTGCTCCCGTTCTCTATGACATCAAAGTTAAGCGCACCAAGACAGACGGTAAGGTCTGCATTGAGAATGTGCCGCCAGAAGAGTTTTTAATTACCAGTCGTGCGAAGTCGCTTGAGGATGCTGACTTTGTAGCGCATCGCTCGTCAATGTCTGTCAGTGACCTTGTGCAGATGGGTTACAGCAGAGATGAGATAGAAAAATATGCAGGAGTCTCAGATGTTGAAACGTCAGAAGAAAGAACCAGCAGGTTTGAAGACCTTGAAGGAGGCGCTCCTTACGACAGCCTTGACCCGACCATGCGAGATGTTCTCGTTACGGAATGTTATATTCGTTCTGACTATGATGGGGACGGGGTGGCTGAGTTTCGTCGTGTTCTCACAGTAGGCAACGGCTACCACGTTCTTGAAAACGAAGAGTGTGACCAGCTTCCATTTGCTATCCTGTCACCTATCCTGATGCCGCACCGTGCGATTGGTCGCTCGGTTGCAGAGCTTGTGATGGATGTGCAGCTTATCAAATCTACCCTGATGCGTCAGTTGCTCGACAACATCTACAACACTAACAATGCTCGTGTTGTTGCCGTTGAAGGCCAAGTAAACCTCGATGACTTGTTGACGAACCGCCCCGGCGGCATCGTGCGTACTCGTACCGCTGGGGCGGTTCAGCCCCTGCAAGTTCCTGAAGTTTCTTCTTCTGTCTTCCCTGCACTGAACTATATGGACAGTGTGCGTGAGCAGCGTACTGGCATTAGCAAGCAGTCAATGGGCTTGGATGCAGACGCATTGCAGTCCACTACCGCGACTGCTGTGGCTGCTATGCAAGCTGCTTCGCAAGGCAAGATTGAGATGATTGCTCGTGTGTTTGCTGAGACAGGTGTACGCGCATTGTTCCGTGGCATCTTGCACTTGGTTACGAAGTATCAAAACAAAGAGAAGATTATTCGCCTGCGTAATAACTTCGTGACAATGGACCCGCGTCAGTGGGACAACATGTACGACGTGCAGATTAACGTAGGTCTTGGCACTGGTCAGCGTGAGCAGCAGCTTGCTACCCTGTTCCAGATTGCTGCGAAGCAAGAAGGAATAATGGCGACAATGGGGCCAAATAATCCGATTGTTACGCCTATCCAATATCGCAATACGCTGTCTAAGATTGCAGAGCTTTCTGGCTTCAAAGATGCCAGCGAGTTCTTCCAAGACCCGCGTAATGCACCGCCTGCGCCACCACAACAGCAAGGCCCGAATCCACAAATGCAAATGGAGATGGCTAAGGCTGAAAATGAACTGGCTCTCAAGCGTGAGAAGATGCAACTTGAGTTGCAGTTTGAGCGTGAGAAGATGGCTGCTGAGTTGGACTTGCGCCGTCAGGAATTGGAGTTTGAGCGTCAGTTACGTTTGGAGAAGCTGCGCTCAGATATTGAGACATCTGTTAATCTGCCGAGGGTCTAATCATGGCCGTTCCTCAAACATTATCTTTTGAGGACTTGCAGGACATTTTGAATGTCGCTGCACCCACTGGCATTTCTGCGCCTAGCATTACGGCTGCACCCCCTATGCTTGCCACACCGCAGACCGCTGGCTCGTCTATTGCATACATAGACCGCCCGTCTTTTACGCAAGCATATAGCCCAGAGAATCTGCCAGAGTTTATGAAAGACTTTGAGCAGATTAGCCCCACACTGTTTGCGCCAAGTCAGGGTGTATTTGGTCAAGCCCCAGAGGTTGACACAATACAGCCATTAATGCCGCAACAATATGTTGACGAGTATGCTGACCTTGAAAGAGCCTTTCAGGAGAGCATTGCATTAGACCCGACTATGTTTGGTGACATGTATCGTGGCGGTTTATATATGCCTATGCAGACATTGCCTAGTGCACCAGAGGATGAGCCATTTGACTTGGCTGGTTCTCTTGCAGCAACAGAGGCTTTGCGTCAGATTTATCCGATTGCCCAAGAGCCTCTTGGTGAAGTTGAGGAAGCTATTAAGCGTGGCGTGATTGACCCCACTGAAGAGTTTGTCCAGCAGAAGATGCTCGACCCTACAGAGGATGCCTTCAAAGCTGTTGCTGACCCAGTGGAAGAGTTCGTGCAGCAGTATGCGTTAGATCCCACAGAAGATGTGGCTAAAATCATACTTGACCCTGTGGAAGAAGTTATACAGCAAGCTGTGCTTGACCCGATTGAAGACGTAGCAAAAATTCCTTTGAAGGCTATTGGTGAATATATAAACCAGCCAAGCGAAGAAGGCTCTGAAAGTGTTTTGTCTAAAATCTCAGAGAGCTTAGACGAAGCAATAGACACACCAGAGATTGTAAAAAGTTTCGAAGATGATGCTAAGTCATTCTTAGACTCATTGCCTGAAACAACAGCCAATCTTGTTGGCGCGTATGCTGATGTAGAAAACATGATTGAAAATCCGTCGTCAGTAAATGTTGACAAGGCCATAACTGCGATTAACGACATTGGTTTTGATGCCAAAGAATTTATTGTCGGTAGTGAGGTTATTAATAAAAACTTCCCAGAAATTGTTGAAAAAATTGACGAAGGCGCTCCAATCGTTCCCCCAGTAGTCGGTGAGACGCTTGCTACTATTGCTGATATTGATTCTATTGTCGATGCTTTTGAGAATCCAGATGCAGAAAGCCTAACAAATGCTTACTCTGCCGCTAATGACCTTGTTACAACTTACAAAGAAACAGGGCCTCTAGAGCCAAGTGGCCTACCTGCTGGCGATAAGATTGCAAGCATAGGAACAATCCTGACAGGGCTTGAGGACCTTGAGGGTGGCATCGAAACTCCAGCAGAGGCAGTTAATGTCATCAGTGCAGCGAATGAAATCGCAAGCCTAGCGGGTGTAACAACAGCATCTGCGTCTGGCGCGCCAGCTTCGGGGTTTTTGCCTGCGGGGCTTGGGACGTTCTTTACGGCGGCATCTCTTGTTAAGCCAATAACATCCGCTCTAAAGGGCGGCGCTGCTGGAACTTATGCGCGTATTCAGGGGGATTTTGACCTCAAAGACGGTAGGTTTGCCGTTGGTGGCGGTGTACGCGCAGCAGACACATATCGTGGTGTGGGCGATAAATTTGCACAAGAAACAATGAACTCTGGCGTGTCTATGGCTAACAGCCTTGTAGATAATTATGGTTTTGAGATTGATGAGCAAGCCCTTAACGCTGCGCCAGAAAATATTATGAAGCTACAAACAAGTGGTTATTATCTTGCTCGCAACATGAAGGGTGCGTCTGTTGGCTCAGAAGATTTTGTTGTTAAACTGCTGCAAAATGGCGTTCTTAAACCAACAGAAAATACACCGTCTGAAATCCTTACTTCGAATGAAGCCTTTGCTTCATTTGTGACTGACCACCTTGATAAGGGCAGAGATGAGTATGCAGCCAAAATGTATGACATGACAGATGGTACAGGCGAGGAAATGATAACTGGGGGAACAAGAACAAGAAAAAGAACGGTGACAAGCAGAGCGAGTTTTGCAACTCAAGAAGCTGCTCAGTCTTGGGCTGATGATAACTTTAAGGAAACATATGGCAAGAAGGCTGTTAAGATTGGTAGGGGATACAGAGATAAGCCACATAGAACCACGACCAGCTATAGTCTAGTGCCTGTCGAGGTCGGTGATAAAACGCGCTATGAGTTGGAAAAAACAACTAGCTCCGAAAGAATATCTGACTCAGAATATGCTGAGGCAACCAAGCCAAAGCCAGAGCCTACTCCCGCAGCTTCTGCTGTGCCTGATTTAGACGATTATTTTAAAAATTTGTTTAAGGGTATTGATTTTACCAATATTAATCTTGGCGGTCTTTTCTGATTGCCTATTGCCTAAAAAGCATTGTGTTGCTACTTTGCAACAGTAGAGGAGACTGCCGATGAATGAAGGGAAAAGAAGGGAAGAACAAAACAGGGGTGAACGCGCCAAAGCATTGATACGCGACCCTTTGATTGTTGAAGCGTTTAATGTGCTTGAGGAGAAGTACATGAACGCACTGAAAGATTCCTCGTCATCGCAAGATGAACGAGAAACGCTCTTTCAAATGTACCAAGCACTAATGGTGGTGCGAGGCCATTTGTCAGAAGTCATCGAGACAGGTGACTTAGCGAAACTGGAGTTAAACTCCTAAAGAATCCGTAGAGGAGATTAAAAATGAGTGACGAACCTAGTACCCTGTTAGGAGCTGGTGAATCTCTAAACAAAGGTCAAGCTGTTGACCTTCTCTTGAATACCAACGCCCCTGAAGAGGCAAGCGGCGATATTCAAGAGCCTGTAGCTGAAACAGAAGCAGTAGAGCAAGAAGAGATTCTTGAAGATGCTGAAGAAGTTGAAGCCACATCTGAAGAGGAACTGGAAGACGATGACGCTGAAGAGCTATCTGAGTCGGAAGAGGAATTTGATGATGAAGAGTATGACGTTGACCCCGAAGACGTAGAGTACGTTGAGGAAGAACTTCATACCGTAAAAGTTGATGGTGAGGAAATACAAGTAACCTCTGAGGAGCTTGTCAAATCATATCAGCTAGAACAAGCCGCGCAAAAGCGTATGCAAGAAGCCGCAGAACTTCGCAAGACTTCTGAGGCAGAATCGGCAGCTTTAGCGCAGCAACGCGAGAAGTATGGGCGAGCTTTGGAAGCTATTGAAGCCCAGCTTAACTCAGTGCCAGAGCAACCCAAAGAATATTGGGATAAGCTCTATCAGGAAGACCCTCTCGAATGGGCCAAGCAACGTGATGCTTTCCGTGACCGCAAAGAAAATGTGGCAAAGGTACAAGCAGAACGTGCAAGGGTAGAACGAGAGAATCAAGAGCAAATGGCGCAACAGCACCAAGCGTATCTTGCAGAGCAACAGAAGCAGTTGCTTGAACGTATTCCTGAATGGCGTGATGACGAAGTGGCTATGCGAGAGAAGCAAAATGTTATCTCTTATGCACAGCGCATCGGTTACAGTGAAGAAGAACTGGCGACGGCTAGTGACTCTCGTGCAATCGAAGTCTTACGCAAGGCGCACCTCTACGATGAGCTTATGGCTAAGAAGCCTGCTGCTCAGAAGAAGGTTCGCAAAGCACCAAAAGCAGTTAAGTCTGGTACTCCAAAGTCCAAGAAGCAAGTCAGAGCTAATCGTGACAAACAGGCACTTGAACGCCTAAATAAAACTGGCAGCAAAGATGCTGCTGTGGACTTAATATTAGAGAGAATGAGGTCTTAAAATGGCTCAATTTACTACTGCCAATGCTATTGGTGAACGGGAAGACCTGAGTGACGTAATCACTCGCATCGACCCTGATGAAACCCCCATCTTTTCTGCTCTGAAAAAAGAGACAGGAAATGGCGTATTTGTCGAATGGCAAGTACAAGAACTGGCTGCTGCTTCAGCAACCAACTACCAGAACGAAGGTGCTGACGCTACTTATGATACGCCGACTGCCACTACTCGCTTGGGCAACTACATGCAAATCTCGCAAAAAGATGCACAAGTTTCTGGTACTCTGGACGCTGTTGATAAAGCAGGCCGCGACAAAGAAGTTGCCTATCAAAAAGTTTTGAAAGGTCTTGAGCTGCGTCGTGACATCGAAAAGTATCTGCACTCTGATACTGCACGTTCTGCTTCTGACCCGCGTAAAGCTGGTACTTTGTCAAGCTGGATTACCAACGTAGATGATGCTTCTGGCACTTCTGCTGCTACTGGTGACGGCACGGATGTTCCTGATATGTCAGGCACGAACCGCGCTTTGACTCTGGCTCAAATCGACACTGCAATGCAAGCTGCTTACACCGATGGTGGTCAGCCTAACATGCTGGTTGTTTCTCCTGCTAAGAAAGCCGCTTTCAGCGACTTGAACAGCGGTTCAGTTGCAACCAACCAAATCAACTATACTGCTCCTCGTGAAGCAGCTATCGTTGGGTCAGTTTCGCTTTATCTGAGCGACTTCGGCCAGCTTGACGTTGTAATCGACCGTTTTGCTTCGGATGACCGTGTGTATCTTTTGGACAGCGATTACGCTTCTGTCTGCACACTGCCTAACCGTAACTTCACCGTTCAAGAAATGGCGAAGACGGGTGACTCTGAGAAGTTCCAAATCATCACTGAATGGACACTCAAAGTTTCAGCACCGAAAGCCCACGCGGCTGTTTACGACCTGTCGTAAGTGTTGAGGGGGTAGCTTCGGCTACCCCCGTTCACTTTAGGGGAGAAAGATGAAGAAGAGACTTTTACAAAAAGATGCGGTCACAGGGAAAGAGACGTGGGCGCATTTTGACGAAGACGGTAAAATGATTTTTGAGAGCAGTCAGAATGTTGACGCTCTTCTTGCTAATAACCGAGATGAACGCAATGAATACCGCTCTGGTAGCCTGCAAGGTAATACGCAGCGACATCAACAGAAGGTTGCGGAAATACCCACAGCATTGTATCATCAGCTAATTCAAGAGCTAGGACAGCCCAAAGATAACCCTAAAGGCTGGAAGAAATGGCTCAATGACTATGATAACAGGTTCTTTAGAACAAGTGGCGGTAGAGTATAATGGCAATCGGAACTTACGCAGAACTTAAAACGGCGATTGCGAACTTCTTAGCTCGTGATGATTTAACTGACCGTATCCCTGAGTTTATCTCTCTTGCAGAGGCGCGTATGAGCCGTGAGCTTGGTACACGCTCTCAGACAAAACGTGCTAACGCTACACTGTCTGCTGGCGATGCGTTTGTCTCTCTGCCAACTGATTTGCGTTCTATTCGCTCTGTAAAGCTAAATACAACACCTGCTGAAGTGCTTGAGTATTACACGCCTATGGCGCTTGACAGCCACTACACATCTAATGCAACAGGCAAGCCTCGCGCCTATACAATCTTTGGCAGCGAGATTAAGTTTGCACCTACACCTGATAGCGCCTACACGGCAGAGCTTATTTACGGTGAGGGTGTAGATGAGTTGTCTGACAGTAACACTAGCAATACAATCTTAACTCGTCATCCTGACGCATATCTATATGGCTCTTTGGGCGCTGCTGGTGTATATTTGATGGATGACCAGAAGACTGCTTTGTATGAGCAGTTGTTTACACGCGCAATTACAGAGATTAAACGTGAAGAAGCTGAGAGTCAGTTTGCTGGTTCTGCTCTTCAAATGAAATCTGATTACGGAGAATAGACATGAGCGCAATGAGCGATTATTTGGAAGATGCCTTCCTTGACCACTTCTTAGGCACAAGCAGCACCTCTGCTCCTGCCGCTGTTTATATTGGGCTGCACACTGCTGACCCGACTGATGCTGGCACTGGCGCTGAAGTAAGCGGCAACGGCTATGCACGTCAGGCTATGGCGTTTGGTGCGTCATCATCTGGCACTGCCTCTAATAGCGGTGCTGTTGAGTTCCCTGCTGCCTCTGGTGGTAACTGGGGTACGATTACACACATCGGTATTTACGATGCTTCGTCCTCTGGCAACCTGCTGTTCCACGCAGCATTGACGGCTTCCAAGACAATTAACGATGGCGACATCTTTAAGGTAGCAGCTTCAGGCGTTGACATTACGGCGGCCTAGTCATGGCTGACATCGTAGGGCCAACACTTGAGCAGTTAGATAACTGGGGTGACTTAGACAGTCTCCCGTATTCACTAGATAGTTCTATCTGGCTGACTGCTGCCCTGCGTGAGGGTGAATCCACCCCATCCACATCTGCATCTGTAGCCGCTGTTGGCTTTGGTATCTTTGACGGTGCTGCCGCAGCATCTACATCATCTACCGTAACCTCTGAAGGCATACGCATCCAGCTTGGCGCGAGTAACATAAATGTTACCAGCACTGTCGCCGCTGATGGTATCCGTATCCAGTTCGGCGCGTCTGCACTTGCTGGGCCGTCCACAATGTCGGCAGAGGGTGTGCGTATTGTTGTCGGCGCTGCCCAACCATCTGTATCGGCTATAGCGACAGCGGAAGCTATTAGGGTTGTCATTGGTGCATCGTCACCGTCTGCAAATGTCTCCGTATCTGCCGACGGTATTCGCATCCAAATTGGTGCATCATCTATCTCTTCCTCTGCAAGTGTTAGCTCTGCTGGCATCCGTGTGCGAGTTGGCGATAGCTCTGCATCTACATCTGCGTCTGTCAATGCAGAGGGTGGCCTGCTTGCTATCGCTACATCTAGCCTGCAAACCTTTGCTACCATCCCAGATGTCACTGCTAACTTTGAAGTGTTCGCCACAGCTAACCCGCAGCCTGTCGCTACAATAGCCGTAGAAGCTGAAAAACTAGGCGAATTGTGGGGTATTATTGCAGCCGAAGGTGAGGTATGGTCTGAGGTAGCAGATGAAGGTGAGAGCTGGACTGTGGTGTCTGCTGAAGGTGAGAGCTGGACACCGATTGCTGCTAGTTCTGATACTTGGACAAACGTGTCTGCTGGAAATGAAAGCTGGAGTTCGCAATGATTAGCTTTGGGGAATTTTTACCTGACCAATCAGATTTTGGTAATGCAGGTGTCACGGTAGCTAACAATGTTATTCCTGCTGCTGCTGGCTATGAGAGCATGCAGAACATCTCTCCCATTAGTGGCGTTGCCGATGAGGTAATTGTAGGCATGTTTGCTGCTGCCGATGATGATGGCAATGTCGGTTTGTATGCTGCTGACCGTACAAAGATTTACAAGTTTGATACGACTGATGGTTCGTTAGATGACATTAGCAAGGCTGGCGGCTACAGCACGGGTGCAGAAGACCGCCCTCGTTTTGTTCAGTTTGGTGAGGCTGTAATCAGCACAAACTTTGCTGACCCGATTCAAACAACTACTGCTGCAAGTGCTGGCCCATTTGCTGACCTTTCTGCTGATGCTCCGAAGGCTAAGTATCTTGCTGTTGTGCGTGACTTTGTAATGACTGGCTTTACGCATGATTCAACAGATGGCAACAAGCCATACCGTGTGCGCTGGTCTGCGCTGGGTGATTACACAAGCTGGGCTGTGTCTGCTACGACTCAAGCTGACTTCCAAGACATTCAGGATATGGGCGATGTGACTGGACTTGTCGGCGGTGAGTATGCCACTATTCTTATGGAGAAAGGCATTGTGCGCGGTAGCTACATCGGTGCGCCACTGATATTCCAATTTGACAAGGTGGAGACAGTGCGTGGTTGTAAGGTTGCTGGCAGCGTTTGTAATGTTGGTCACAGTGTCTTCTATCTGGCTGATGACGGCTTCTATATGTTTGATGGTGAGCGTTCTCGCGCCATCGGTGCAGAGAAGGTAAACCGCTTCTTCTTGGAGGATTGGGACGGCGCATATGCTAAGAATATGACTGCCTCTGCTGACCCTCTGCGCCAGATTATTGTTTGGTCTTATGCGAGTACGGCGGCTACGAATGGTTCACCTGACAAACTTATTATCTATAACTATGCGCTTGATAAGTGGAGTACCGCATCTGTTGCTGTGGATATGGTTGCACCTATTTATACCGCTGGCTACACTCTTGAAGCTCTTGATGCTGCTTTTGGTAATCTTGACGTTCTACCTGCTTCTCTCGATGGTGCTGTCTATCGCGGCGGCGAGTTTCTATTTGCCGCTTCCAAAGACAAAAAAATCCAAACCTTCACAGGAAGCACATTGAGCGCAACAGTAGAGACTGCTGAGTTTGAGGTGCGTAAGGGTTCTCACTCACTGCTGAACAACGTCATTCCATATGTTAGCTTGCGTGAAAACTCTACTGGCACAGTGACGGCGCAAGTTGCATCTCGTAATCGTCAGGTTGATACGTTTACATTTGGTGGCGCATCTACGTTGAACAATGACAACTTCTGTCCTGTACGCTCTAACGGACGCTACCATCGGGTGCGTTTGAACTTGAGTGGCGAGTGGAAGAAGGCGCAGGGCATTGACGTTGATGCCAACACGATAGGACGCAGGTAATGGCTAACCAATACCGCAGACTTCCGAATATGGGTGGTACGCCTCGTGAGGTTGCGGAGGTGGTGAACAACCTTGTGGAGGGTAAGATAAACTCTACTGGCGCGTTTCAGTTGACTGCAAGCTCTACAACCACAACAGTTAGTGATTTGCGCGTAAACCCTAACAGTGTGATTCTTTGGACACCTAAATCGTCTAATGCAGCCCAAGAGCTATCTCATCTCTATATTAGTAGCGTGGGCAAGCAAACCTTCACGCTTACACATCGTAGCAACGCAAATACAGATGACATTCTTTTTCATTACGCTGTTCTAGGATAGCGTTTACAAACGGTGGATAACCGTATAAATTAAGGCCAGAGGTAAATAAAATGGCAGATGGAACTACAGAAACAGTAACCCAGACAGGTGTTGATGCCTTTGCTCAACCCTTCTTGCAGTATGGTATGTCTGAGGCATTGCGCCAGTATCAAGCTGGTGCGCCGCAGTTTTTTCAAGGTCAAACTTATGCTGGCTTTACACCACAGACAGAGCAAGCACTGCGTATGCAGGAACAACGCGCCGTAGCTGGTAGTCCACTGACACAGCAGGCACAGGCAACTGTTGGTTCGTTTCTTGGTGGTACTGGCCCTGAAGGTCAGTATGTACCGCCTGCACAGTCTGGTCTGCTTACTGGCGCTATACAACGTGCGCTAGACCCCGTACAAGCCCGTGTGCAGAGCCAACTAGCTCAGCGTGGTCGTTTGGGTTCTGGCGCTGCTGCTGACGTTACAGCCCGTGCATTGGGTGATGTAGCTGCTGATGTAGCCTATCGTGACTTTGCCACACAGCGCGGTCTTGGCCTGCAAGCTGCACAGATGGCCCCAGCGATGGCCTCTGCTGACTATTCTGACATTGCCCGCCTGCAACAAGTCGGTGCTGCTCGTGAAGCTCAAGCGCAACGTGGCATTGAAGAAGCTATGCAGCGTTATCAGTATGAGCAGACATCTCCGATGGAGCAGTTGTCTCGTTACCAGAACATTATTGCTGGCTTCCCAATGGGTAAGGTTTCAACGCAGATTACGCCATATTATGAGCCTAGCAGTGGGCAGCAGTTCTTGGGTGGTGCATTGATTGGCTCTCAAATATACGAGCAAGACCCGCTTACTGGTGCGTTGATTGGCGGATTGCTAGGGAGGTCATAATGATTAAAGGATTATTTGATAGGTTTGTTTCTCCTGTTCAGCAGAGTTATCGTTCTGGTAATCTTTTTGGTGGTGGTACTCAACTCGAAAAACTACTTGGTGAAGATGTTCGCAGACAGGCTCAGAAGCAAGCTATTACTCAGTTGGGTATGGGGCTTTTAAGTCAAGGCCCATCACGGACACCTATTCGCACATCTGCTTCTTTGGGGCAGGGGCTTCTTGGCGCACAGCAAGCATATCAGAAAAGTTTGGGTAGCCAGCTTCAGCAGGCCGCTGCAATAAAAGCGTTAGGAAAACCTGACTATATAAAAATAAAAGATGAGGATGGTCGTGAAGTTTTATTTGACCCTGTTACTAAAGAAAAGATAGACCCATTTGCTTCAACTTCTATAGCTCCATCGTTGACACCAGATTTGCCTGAGGTTACTGAGCAAGATGTTCCCGATATAGCAACAGCGGCAGGTGGTGACGTTTATGGTTTTGGGAAGAGTGTTATAGGTGCTGTTCCTCGCGCTTTGGGTTTTGAGGCTTTTAAGGAAACAGCTGAAGCAAAAGCTCAATTAAATAGCATGAATACAGAAACCCAAATTGGCTTAACAAAGGCCTTAGGCTCTAGGTACACAAAAGCTGTTAAAGATGTTGTTGAAAAAAATCTACCGCAAACAACTGATAGCGATGTTGTTGCTAAAGCAAAAACAGAAGCCCTTATTAACAAAATTGAACGTGAAAAGTCTTTGTTGCAAAGCGAGCTAAGCGCAACAACATCTGCGAAAAAACAAAAAGAACTACAGCAATCTATAAGGGAACTTAACGCTGTAAAAGCTCCGTATGAAATTATGTTGCAAAAAACTCGTCGACTTGAAACGGAAAGTATTGATTCAAGAGGCTCTGCTCGTGGAGCGCAACGGCGTTTGGAAAGTAGAAATCGCAATGCAAGCAGCCTGTCTCCTGAGGGGCGGGCAGCTTACGAAATGTACAAATAGGTGGTGCGATGCCAACGATTAAAGAATTAGAGGGCGCACTCTTAAGGGCTGATGCTGCTGGTGACGTTGATGCAGCTAAAGCTATTGCAGGCGATATAAGTAATTTATTAAAAAATCAAAGTGATGATTTAGGGTCGCCAAAGTCATTTGGCACTAATGTTGCCGAGTATGGTTTGCGTGGATTATATACTGGCGCAGCTGGTTTGTTGGGCTTGCCTGTTGACGTGGCCTCTGGGGTTACAAAATTCTTAGGTATTCCTACAGCAGAAAAACCTATAGGTGGTGGTGCTTTTTTAAGAGAAAAACTTTCGGATGTTGGATTCGGTTATGAGTCAATTGAAGATGTTCCAGAAAGGTTTCGCCCCGCTGCTGTTGCTGGGGAAACCTTAGGAGCGACAATTACTGGTGGCGCTGGTCTTGGTGCGGCGGCCTTGAGGTCTGCGCCAAAAACCTTAATGGCTGCGCGCGACCTTCAAAAACCCGTTGGTGTTCTCAGGGGCGCTGGTCGTGAAATAATGGAAACAGCAAGACGAACACCAGTAGCAACATTTGCTACTGAAACAGGTCTTGGTGCGGCGGCTGGGCTTGGAGCAGCCGTTGCTGAATCACTTGCTCCATCATCTCCCTCTGCAAGAATTGTAGGTGAGGTTGCCGCAACATTCACGCCGACAATGATTGTTTCTCGTTTTGCGCCGCAGTTGATTAACAAAATGCGGCTTGCTGTGGAAGATAAATTGCCAGACGGCAACAAAAATGAAGCCGCCAGAATCTTGCAAGAGGGTGTTCTTGCGGAAGGTATAGACCCTATTGAGTATGCTGATAATGTTTTGTCCCGCGACCTTGATGTCGAGTCTTTAACTGCGGCGCAGGTTGGTGATAGCCAGTATATATCTTCTCTCGAAAGAACATTGATTAGTGAGGGCGGAAACGTAGGCGCAAGATATAAAAAACAAGCAGAAGAAACTATTGCCTCCTTTAACAAGCAGTATAAGGAATTGTTGCAGACTGGCGACCCAGACAAAATTGTTGTGGCTGCTCAAATTAGAAAAGATTATCTTGAAGGGTTGTTGGACAATCGCATTGTCAGAGCGGAACAAAAGGCAATGGATGCTATGCGCTCTGTTGAGGGGTTAGGGCCGACAGATGTTGAAGATGCAAGCTCTAGGGCAAAGTTGATTATTGAAGATGCGATGAAAGATGCTCGCGCAACTGAGACGCGCCTTTGGGAATCTCTTGATAAAGACTTGAGTATTGAGCCTAATGCAACTGCCAATGCAATATCTAAGGCTCGTGCAGAGCTTTTGCAGGAAGAAAATTTACCTGCGCCTATTGAGAAGTTTTCTAAAAGAGTTTTTCGTGCTGTTGATGATGCTCCGTCAGAAAATGCAGATGAGCTTATTGCTCGTGTTTTTGGAGCGACAACTCCTAAAGCTACGGGAAATGGAAGCATTGTAACAAGCGGTGATATGTTGAGGGTTCGTTCTGTTGCCCTAAAACAAGCTAGAGCGCTTAGAGCAGACGGTAAGTTTGATGATGCAAGATTGATGAAAGATATTGCTGACGCTTCTTTGGAAGACTTGCAAACAGTTCAGGGTATTGAGGCCAACATAGCCCGTGCTTTTTCTCGTAAGTTAAATGAAAAAATTACAAACACCTTTGCTGGAAGGGTCTTAGGAACTACTCGCACTGGCGGTCAGTCAATACGCGCTGAAGATGTTTTAAGCAAAGCAAAGACTGGAGAGATGAGGGAGCTTAGAGAAGCTGCTGAGCCTCTTTCCGTAGGGCCATACACAGAGGAAGCTATATCACGACAGCCTGACATGCTTGAGGCTCAAAGAGATTTTATTCTTGCTATGACAAATCAAGTGGGAAGGAATCCAGTAACAGACGAAATAAATGTCAGCAGCCTGTCTCGTTTCCTTAGAAACAACCAGCAGATAATTGATGAGATTGGTTTGACAGACCAGCTTTCTGACATCAAATCGGCACAGCAATTTGCCGAAAGGGCAAACAAAACAAAGAAACAGGCTAGTGCATTTTTTGACAAAAGAAAAGTTGCGGCTAAGTTTCTGAAAACAGAAGACCCTAGCAAGGTTGTGGCCCGTGCTTTGCAGTCAGATACACCATCTAAAGATTTTTTATCTATGGTTAGGTTAGCCAAGACAGATAAAAGTGGTGAAGCCCTTGAGGGGTTAAGGTCTGCAATATTTGAAAGTGTTTTGAATACAGCCACTTCGAAACAAACTGGCGGTATATCTTCTGCTCAGTTGCAAGGTTTTTTGAATAGAAAAATTCCTGCTACTGGACGAACAATGAAGCAAGAATTGATTTCGTCTGGCGCTTTGACAAAAGCTCAATCCGATAATCTTAATAGCATAATGAAAGAGGCAAAAAGATTTGAGGATGCAATAGCCGAAACAAGCACTGTAGAAGGGCTTCTCGAAAACGAGAGCGCTATATTTGACTTGTTTACTAGAGTTATTGGTGCAAATCTTGGCAGCATGACTGCTGCTGGTCAAGCGACTGGCGCACCGTTGGTAATGGCTGGCGCTGGTGTAAGAACGGCTCAAAAACTTATGTTAAAATTGCCAGCTAAAAATGTTAAAGATGTGCTTATTCAGGCTGTGTTTGACCCTAAGTTTATGGCAGAGCTTTTGAAAAAACGTGTTACATTGAAGTTGCGTCAAAAGAGCAATCAAAGAATTGAAGCATATCTTCTTAGAAGCGCCATTATAGAAGACGGCGAAGAGGAATAAATCATGGCAAAGAACAGTATTACAGATTACAGCAAAACAGCCGCGTCAAACACGGACATTCAGTCGGTTGACATAGCGGAGGGCTGTCTTCCCAGCGGCATTAACAACGCCATTCGTGAGATTATGGCTGACTTGGCTGACATGAATGACGGTACTGTGTCCCTGACCAGTCCTGCATTTACTTCTGTAGACATCAACGGCGGCACTATCGACGGCACGACCATCGGCGGCACGACCCCTGCGGCTGGCACGTTTACGACTGGTCAGTTCAACACGAGCTTAAATGTAGATGGCACAGTCACGGCTGATGGGCTGACTGTTGAGGGGGCAAGCAACCCAGTCATTACTCTTTCCAGCACCAACACAACTGTGGCTGACGGAGATTTACTTGGCGGTCTTATTTTCCAAAATAGTGATAGCAGTGGTTCACCTCCGCATAAGTTTGGGATTATTGCAAAAGCAGATGATGCGTTTGGCGATGGCAGCCTTTTCTTTTACACCAACAGAGATGGTCTTGAAGCATCAGAAACGCCAGCAGTTTATATTGGGGGCAAAGGTGCAGACGAGAATTTTGTAGGCATTGGGACGAGTTCGCCTACGTCTGATTTAACTTTTGGTGGAGCAACACCTACAATTTCAACTGACACATCAGATGCTTCCGATACATCTCGTTTATCTATAGGTGGCGGCGGCAACGCTACTAGCACTGGTCGTGGTAGCATTGTGCAGTATCACGGAAATGACCACGCAAGTGCCGCTGGTGCAATGAAGCATTTTATGGGAAATGCTTCAGGTTCGTATATTTCTTGGCATCTTGGTTCTGGCACAGAAGCTATGCGTATCGACAGCAGCGGGAACGTTGGTATTGGCACGAGTTCGCCATCTGCACCACTGCATGTTGTTGGTAATTCTTACGTTCAAAGTGGCACTTTTTATACTGATGCAATATCAGCTTATTCAGGCTCAAGTATAAGCATAAACGCTGGTAGTTCTCATTTAGCTGCAACAGTTAATGGCTCAGAACGCCTCCGCATCAACAGCAGTGGGAATGTAGGCATTAACACGAGTAGTCCTGCCTATAGACTTTCCGTTTCAGGTACCATAGGCTTAACAGACGGTGTTTCAACTGCTACACACGCTCTGGTAGGCGGTAACTATTACATACAGAACACTGGAGCATATAGTACTATATTCCAGACTAACGCCACAGAACGCATGCGTATCGACAGTTCGGGCAACGTCGGCATTGGCACGAGTTCGCCAAATGCAAGACTGGATGTAGTAGGTTCATCACAAATTAGACAACAATACACTGGAGCGTCTAACGGTTTTCAGATTGGACAATTTAATTCTAGCGGTGATGCGTCTATAAACAACCAAGCAAACGCTAATTTGTTACTTGCAACAAACAACACAGAACGTATGCGCATCGACAGCAGTGGGAATGTCGGCATCGGCACGTCTTCGCCAGCAGACAAATTGCATGTAGAGGGTAACATTTATCTCGGCGCATCAAACCGCACAATTTATACTGGCGGCAGCGCAAATTTAATTTTCCAAAACAACACGGGAAATATGATATTTTCTCGAAACAACGGTTCATCTGAATCAATGCGTATCGACAGCAGCGGTAATGTCGGCATCGGCACGAGTTCGCCTATAGCTATTTTAGATGTAAAAAATGCAACTAATGAGCATATTGTTGTAAGTGGCAGCTCTGCTTATGGTAGCAATGCAATAGTTGGTGTTAACGATAGCGGAGGAGAAGTTGGCCTTGGGCTAGGCGGCAACACAGTTGAGTTTTACACTGCCGCCACAGAACGCATGCGCATCAATAGTGACGGCGATTTTATGTTCGCAAAAACTACTCCATCATATACCAACACTGGTATTGAGTTTGATTATGCTACAGGGCGGTCATTTTTTACAGTAGCAGGGCAATACACAAGCATTTTCAACCGCAAAACAAATGATGGCATCGTCATTTATATTGCACAAGACAGCGCACTTGAAGGCTCAATCAGCGTATCAGGAACAACCGTATCTTATAACGGTGGTCACTTGGCACGTTGGTC